AGATCTTTACAAAAGAGAGTTTTCGGATTACACTAGATGGTATCCGCAGAGACTTTTTTTGGAAGAGTTTCGCATCAAAAAATATCACTCTCGTAGTCACGATAGATTTGATATTCATGTGGATGTTGAAGATCATGCATCTGCAAGAAGGTATCTAGCTTTCTTGTATTATCTGAATGATGATTTCACTGGTGGAGAGACTGAGTTTCCTCATCACAATAAAAAGATTGTCCCTAAGAGAGGGTCAGTCATGGTGTTTCCTCCGACGTGGCAGTATCCTCATGCAGGATTACGTGTTAATAAAGGAGTCAAGTATATTATGTCCACTTATTGTCACTATTACTAATGGAAAGGGTTGAAACTACTATTCTAAGGAGTCTCGCATTTAATGAAGAATACTCTAGAAAGGTTCTACCTTTTATTAGAACTGAATACTTTACTGACTACACTGAGAAAGTAGTTTTTGAGGAAATCTGTCAGTTTATTTTTAAGTACAATAAACTTCCAACTCAAGAGATTCTTAACGTTGAGATTGAAAATCGTAGTGATCTAAATGAGACTACTTATAAAGAAGTTGTAGAATATATCGCTAAACTTGATACATCTCTCCTAGATATATCTTGGCTATGTGATACTACTGAGAAGTGGTGTCGTGATAAAGCCATCTATCTTGCATTGATGGAGTCTATCTCCATCGTCGATGGTAAAGATTCTAAGAAGACTAAGGATGCAATCCCATCTATTCTTTCAGATGCACTTGCAGTTAGTTTTGATACGAATGTAGGTCACGATTATCTTCAGGACTATGGAGAACGATACGAATTCTACCATCAACGTGAAGAAAAAATTCCTTTCGATTTGGAGTTCTTCAACAAGATTACAAAGGGTGGACTTCCTAATAAAACTCTCAACATTGCTCTTGCAGGTACTGGTGTTGGTAAGTCTCTATTCATGTGTCATTTTGCTTCTTCTGTTTTACTTCAGGGTAAGAATGTTTTGTACATTACGATGGAGATGGCTGAAGAGAGGATTGCGGAGAGGATTGACGCCAATCTTTTGAATGTGAACATTCAAGAAATTACAAATCTTCCACGTCAAATGTTTGAAACAAAGGTGACAAACATTTCAAAGAAAACTCAGGGAACTCTTATAATTAAAGAGTATCCAACTGCATCTGCTCACAGTGGACACTTTAAGTCACTTCTTAATGAACTTGCACTTAAGAAGTCATTTAAGCCTGATATTATTTTCATTGATTACCTTAATATTTGTGCTTCCTCTCGGTATAAGGGTAATCTTTCTGTCAACTCTTATTCGTATATCAAGGCTATTGCTGAGGAACTTAGGGGACTCGCCGTTGAGTTTAACCTCCCGATTGTCTCCGCTACTCAGACCACTCGTTCAGGTTATGGTTCTTCTGATGTTGAACTTACTGATACTTCTGAGTCCTTTGGTCTCCCTGCTACTGCTGATCTTATGTTTGCCCTTATTGGAACAGAAGAGCTTGAAGAGTTGGGACAGATTATGGTAAAACAATTGAAGAACCGTTATAATGATCCTACAATCAATAAAAGATTTATTGTAGGAATTGATCGTGCAAAGATGCGACTCTATGATTGTGAACAGAGTGCTCAAAGTGACATACTTGACTCTGGACAGGAAGAGGAGTATACTTATGAAGAAAAGAAAACAGGACCTAAAAAATCATTCGAGGGATTTAAATTCTAATGAGTAAAATTGATTTCAACAAATATACCCAATTTGTAGATGCTGTAACTTCTGATGCATCTACCGATTTCCTTGCCCTTTCTAATCGTCTTGTGGAACTAGATGAGAAAGGTGCAAATATTGAACGACTTCTCACTGCTGGTGTTGGTATTAATGCTGAAGGTGGTGAGTTTCTTGAGATCATTAAGAAAATGATTTTCCAAGGTAAGCCTTGGAATGCAGACAACAAGGAACATTTGATTATTGAACTTGGTGATCTCATGTGGTATGTTGCTCAATCATGTATGGCACTTGAAGTGACAATTGATGAAGTCATTGCTCGAAATGTCACTAAACTTGAAAAACGTTATCCTGGTGGATCTTTTGATCCCTACTATTCTGAAAACCGCTCTGAAGATGATCGATGACTGAAGTTAACAAAGTAAAATTGGAACTGGATGTTCGTTCCGCAAAAGCAATTAGACAAGTTTTGTTTGATTCACAAGTAGGATATACTACAAATATCTACACAACTCCAATGCGTATTTTTGAAATCCGTGAAGTAATCGCTGATCTTGATGATGCAATTGAAACTGCAGTAGGTAACAATTGATTAATAAACCCTTCCCTAAATATTTGGAAGGGTTTTTTAATACTTATGGCTGGAGTAAAAATAGGAAACGTTGCTGAAGGTGCATTTGTACTTGCTCTTGGACTTATCATTGCCGATAACGATCTTCAAACCGAACCGGAATTAAAACCAACCAAAGAGAATATAAAAAGATTGATGAAAACAATCAATCCTGAGTTATTTGTAAATGGTGGAACGTGGAATAATAATGGAAGACCAATTTATCAGGGGAAAGCAACTTTAAAAAGTAAAGCTGGTGGAAAAGTATATGATAGAACTACTAAACAATATGTAAACGCTTCACAAATACCACCAGATACTCTGGAAGTTAAATTAACAATCCAACTTAATAAAGGTGAAGTTGAACCTTTTTATGGGCCAAATACACAAATAAACCACAAAGATTGGCCTACTATGGATGGTATTATAAATCAAATGTTAAATGAAGGTAATAGATACAGATCAACGATTGAAAGAGTTAAGAAAAAATATCTTACAAATTTAAGAGAAGAATCTATAATTGTTGACATTAGGGCCATGGGAGCGGAAGGTGCTTATAGTGGTGGTAATGTAAAGGGTGATGTTACTATAGAAACTAGAATTATACCAGTTTCTAGTACTGGCCAAAGAATGACTAGTAGACCGTTCAGATTGCCAAAAATGAGTTATTCTTTGAAAGCTTCTTCAACTCCCCCTAGTACAATTTCTAATCAGGGCCCAATTAAAACTTTAATGGAATTTGAAACAAAGTTTGGTTTGCCAGCAATAGCAAAGTCACAAAATGGTAAGATAAATCCCCTACTAACATCAATAAGAACTGGTATTTTTAAATACATAAAAGATTCAAAATCGCAAAGTTATAATTTTTCCAAATTCATTCCAGTAAAACAAAGATCAAATATTAAAGTATTGATTTTGGAAAAAGGTAATGATGAACTTCACATTGATATAACAGGAAAAAGAAAGTATGATTTGTTAGATGGTAGTTTATTTCCAGATTTACACCCCGCTAAAGGCAATAGAAATGCTTGGATAAGAAGTTGGGTCATTAATGAATATTATGAAACTTTTTTACAAACTTTTGAAAAAACTGTTCCCAATGGAAAACTTACGGGTGCTGATGCTGAGAAAGCCTGGAGTCTTTTAATAGACTCTGCTTTTGGATCTGATAGAGCTGAAATTATAAGTTTTGGTAAAAGTATAACTAAAATGTCTACTCTTCCATATATTAATAAGTTGAAAGCTTCTGTTGAATCTGAATTGTGGGCAATTAGATCTGGAAATAATTTGGAATTTCATTTACCTACTGCAAATAATACAGGATTTAGTGATAGTACAAAACTGTATTTTTTGAGATACAAAAACCGAACTCCTGGAACCGATGAAGGTGTAAAAGAGTTTAAGACTGCAGGCTCTGTTGAATTGAAGATGATGGTGGAATCGGGAAAACTTTGTTATGAACCGGAAGGATATGAATCGGACTCTCAGGTTACTTGGAATAGACAAACTAAAAAAGTTGATCTTTCTAAAAATCAATAAATACTTAAAGGTTAAGGAATCCTAACTAGATTAATAATGAAAAATTTTAGCAACTTTTTAACAGAAGCTAGAGAAACCTCTGCATCTGCCGAAGCCAAAAGACTTGGTTTAACCGGAGATGGCCATGGAGGTTGGTATGATAAGAACGGTGAGTTCGTTGCAAAAACTGTAAAAGGAAAACTACAATTTTTCGGTAATAATGATGTTTCTGGAGGAAAGGATTCTCCAAGACAACCAACTGAGAGAACAGTTGAACCACCTGTTGCACAAGAACCACAAGTTGTTGCACAAGAACCAGTACAACAGGCTCCTGCACAACAGGAAGTCCCACCAGAACAACTTCCACCAGAAGAAGAAGTTCCTGTAGAGAGACCAGTTCCAGAAGCACCTGGAGTTGTTGTAGTATTTGGTAGATTTAATCCACCAACAATTGGACACCAAAAACTTCTTGATAAGGCCGCAAAGGAAGCCAATAAGAGAGGTTATGAACTTAGAGTGTATCCTTCTCGTTCACAGGACAAGAAGAAGAATCCTCTGACACCTGATATGAAGATTTCATACATGCGCCAGATGTTCCCAGATTATGCAGATAATATTATTGATGATAAGGGATCTAAGACTATCTTTAATGTACTGACTGGTGCAAATGAAGAGGGGCATACTAATATGATTATCATGGTCGGTGCTGATAGACTTGGAGAATTTCAAGGTTTAAGTCATAAGTATAATGGTGAACTTTATAACTATGACCAACTTGAAGTAGTTTCCGCTGGTGACAGAGATCCAGATTCCGATGATGTAACTGGAATGTCTGCATCTAAGTTGCGTCTTGCGGCTGCAGAAGGAGATTTTGTTAAGTTCGCTAAGGGAGTTCCAGATACCATGGGTAATATGGAGAAATTAGAACTCTTTAATGTTCTCCGTAGATCTATGAATGTGAGTGAGGAAACTGAAGTATGGGAGGTTGCTCCTAAACTTGATGAAGAAGGTATGAGAGATGCATATCTTGTAGATCACATTTATGAAGTTGGTAATCTTGTTGAAAATATGAATACTGGATTGACTGGAGAAGTCATTCGCAGAGGAACAAATTATGTAATTTGTGTCACTGAAGATGGTGTAATGTTCAAGTCTTGGTTGAAGGATTTGGTAGAAACTGGCCATCCTCATGAGATTGGTACAGATGAGTATAGAGACTATGTTCAGTCATTAACTCCAGGTCAAGAAGTTAAGAGTTATACGGGCGTTAAGATTGCTTCCATTTACGATAAATTCCGCAAGGGCAAAAAGAATAAATAAAACTAGCAGTATTTCTACAAAATAAATGGCTAGTTGGGAAGAATTTTCGCGTATTGTTGCAGAAGCTAAAACATCTAAAAAATTAGATCCAGTCGGTCAGGAAGATGACGATGTGGATAATGATGGTGATTCGGATTCCTCAGATTCTTATTTGAAGAAGAGAAGAGCTACTGTAGGTGCTGCTATTGCTGCAGATAGAAAGAAGAAAGTTTCGGAAGCACTAGATCCAGTAGGTCAGGAAGATAAGGATATTGATAACGACGGAGATCACGATAAGTCTGATAAGTATCTTCTAAATCGTAGAAAAGTTAGAGCTAAAGTTATTCCTCCTCAGGAAAGACTAAAGACTGATAGAGATATGTTTAATATCCCTAAGTCTGAACAGGAAGCTGCTCGTGAGAGAATTCTTGCCAAAGCAAAGGCAAAGAGAATGAAAGAGGAAGTAGAAAAGATTGACGAGAGTGATATTGGTGATAGAACGAGAAGAGTAGTAGGGGATCAAAGACAGGGATATCATGGAGATGATGATGTTTTGAATAAGACTAGAAAAAAACTTGATAGTCCTGTTCTCAAACCATATCCGGGTGGATTTCCAGCATTTAAGGGAGTTTCTAAACCAAGTGTAAAAACCACTCAGGTTGCTCACTTTGAACTAGAAGGTGAAATGGTTGAAGAGGATAAAGAGTATCGTCGTGAGATGAGAAAGGCTGCTGCAAGAGAAAGAGCTGAAGAAAAGACAGAAAGAAAGAGCGAAGGTAAAAAGTCTGCAAAGGCTCCAGGAAGACTTGGTAAGTCTGCAGGAACTTCTTATGCAGATAAAGAACAACTTTCTATTAAGGGTCATGATGAAGTGACCAAGAAATCTGGACATACTATTGGAAATCCATTCCCAGAAAATTATGTGACTAATGGGGAATACATTGAGGAAATGCCATATCAGGTATATGGTTCTCATGATGGTAAGAAAGAAAAGAAAATTGGCAAACCAGTAAAGAGTAGAAAGTATGCTCATGATAGAGCTGATGAACTTTCTGATACTCATAAGGAAACTGGTGGAAAGTTTCGTGTTCAGAAAGAAGAAAACGATCTTGATGAAGGAATGTCCATGAAGGACTTCAAAGCAAACCGCAGAAAACTGAAGCGTAAAGAAGCTTCCGACGATGCCAAGAAGAGAGGTCATGTTGGTAAAGAATGGTATAACAGTGGTAGGACCTACTCTCCTGATGAAGCGAAGAGAGGTCGTGCAAAGATGGATGATGAAGAAAGAAGCACAAGAAAGCGTAGTGCTATAGATCCTGATGCTGAAGATAGTGATTACTCAGCAGATAAGACTAAGAATCCCAAGAAACTTCGTAAACAGAAAGCAATGGGTGAAGGATACCTTGAAGAAAAGTCTTTAAGTAGAGCACAACAAAGATTCATGGGCATGGTTTATGCTGCGAAGAAAGGTGGGACTCCCGCATCTCCCGAAGTTGCAAAGGCTGCATCTGGTATATCTAAGAAAGCTGCAAGAGATTTTGCAAAGACAAAACATGAAGGACTTCCTGAAAAGAAAGAAGATACTAAAGAGGAGTTATGT